ATCATGGTTCGGATCAGCTCAGAGATACCTCAGGCGGTACTACTTTAGGTGAAGCTAAGTACAATGTTGACTTCTCTCTAGGTGAATCAGCATCTGATACAACCTCTATTATTGGCGGTGTCCGTGCCGTTATGTTTACTCCAGAGGCTGTTGGTGCAATTCGTTTACAAGGTCTTAAAGTTGACGTTGTAGATGATATTCGTCGTAATACAACCTTTACGGTTGCTTCGATGATGAACGGTACTGGTGTTCTTCGACCAGAGTGTGCGGCAATTATCCACACACTTAATGGTGCATCTGGTTTTGTTGACAACCGTACACAACTGCGTGAAGCAGCTTATATGGATGTTGACGCTGACGGCTACGCACAAGCGTAATTAATTTGATAGAAATATCACATGCCTTGGCTCCCTTAGCGGGGAGCCAAGGTTTTAACAAAGGAGGATTGGTAACATGGGTAGTATTTCTAAGTTAGATGCAGTAAATCATATGCTGTTAATGGCAGGAGAATCTTTGGTATCAGACCTAGAGGAAAACTCTGGGCTAGATACAGAGACATCACAGTTCTGTTTGGATCAGTTCATTCGTGACTTTCAGATGCGTGGTCTTGCTAATAATCAATACATTAAGAAGACAACCTTAACTACTAAGGGGCAGATTACACTGCCTACGTCTCCTTACGATACACTGTCGGCTGAATTAGCTTCAGACCACTCCAGTGTCGAGAACTTTAGAATCGTTGGCATATCTAAGGGTACTGTTGACAAGTACTTATGGAATGTTACTGATCAAACCGATCAATGGGCTAAGGATATTGAGTACACTATAGTTATAACTCAATCAATTCCTTGGGAAGATATGGATACTCCAATACAACGTGGAATTCTTTCATCTGCTGCTCGTCAATACCAAATGGTTACACAGGGTGATGGGGATGCTGATATGTATTTGTCAGGTCTAGAAGCACTGTACATGGCTAAGGCTAAGGGTGCTGATTTAGATGACCGTAGGCGTACAATATTCTCTGCTGCTCCAGACAAACTAAAAGCAGCTAGGGATAGACGTGGCAGTAATACTGCTGACTTTAGGTACTGGCGTACCACGAATTCTGGAGGGTAATAATGGCTAAACGACGCGGATCATCATTCTTTCCAATAAAGATACCTATCAATACCCTCAGTGGTGGCGTGGGTCGACAAGCTCCTACCAAAAGATTACCCAGTGAAGTAGAAAGCATGAATAATATACTATGTACTACAGAAAGATCTGTTGATAAAAGAAATGGTTTCACGCCGTTAGAAGGCTACGGTTTAAATATGGATATAGGATCCGATCAGAAAATTTGGTGGCAGTGGTTCTTAGTAGGCAAGAAACAACAGTATATCATTGGCGTAGATTTTAGTGCTGGTAATGGTGATCAGTTATTATATGTTTATAAGATAGAACCCGATGGATCAGTCAGTAAACAAAACATAGATCCAGCATTTGTGGACATGTTACCAAGTGATTCTGAGTATACAGATGACATCGCTAACATTAGAGCATACATTACGTATGGCAGCTCTGCAGCAGCTAAGGATGTCCTTAGATCTGTATCGGTTGGCTCTTCACTTCTCGTATTGAACACGGAAGTTAAGGCTGGTTTTTCCAGCGATGGTACTGATGATAAAATGTTTGATCTTAATGGCGATAAGACTACATACACAGATACATTAGGACGTAGGATAGAATACCAAACATCTATTACTGTAGACCCTGAGGGTACTGGAGAGTACTGGGTGAGTGGTACAGATTACATATGGAAACAACGTGTAATAGATGGTACTGTGGATATGGAGGGTGATGATTCTAGACATAGGATATACACTGTTAAAGGAACTTTGGAGGCTGGAGATCTTCCTGGTCCAACGAACGGTGAATATAATTATAAACCAGCTAGGACTTCAGACCCCGCTGGGTCTGGCTTCTATAATGAAGTGGGTGACTCAGATAATAATTTCAGCAAGTATATACCTGTAGAAGACTACATATATCCCGATGGGACTGAGCTACACTTCGGACAATCTATTTCTAAATGGTCTGACCTTAAGTTTCCTCCAGATGCTAATGATCTTACTGCACACAATGGTGATGTAGATACAAAAACTACGATACAATCTTTGTATCCCGATTCAGGAGATTCTTCGGGTTCGGGTAAGATATACTATTTGAACCAAGCATACCTCAGTAGTACACCAGGATGGTATCGAGTAATAAATTCAGAAAATACACCGTACTTAGAAAAGGTACGTACTCCTGATGAGATGGGTATTATAGATCAAAACAGAATGCCTATGCAGATATATCTAGATGAGGTTAATAATCGCTGGTCTATACGTAAGATAGACTGGGATCCTAGAACGTCAGGCACAACAAATAGCAACCCTGGTCCCTCGTTCTTTAAGGACAAAGATAAGAAAGCTAAGCAAGTCAAGATAAAAGCTATGTCATATTATAGAGACAGATTGTTCCTAGCATCTGAGGATACATTAGTTTCCTCTAGGCTAGGTAACTTTGATAACTTCTACCTAGATGATCCCGCTAATATAACCTTTAGAGATCCTGTGGATCTTAAGGTATCATCAAATGTATATACCCCTATCACCTTCTTACAACCCTTCAAGGACTTCTTGTTCTTAGGTACATCGGGTGACACACAGTATGAATTGATGGGATCAGAGAACCAGATATCTCCGTTGACTGCTGAGATAGCTCCTACGTCATTCTTTCCAATGACTGAGGATATGTCTCCTCTTGTAATGAATAATAGTTTATACTTCTTTGCTAAGAACCGTTTGTTTATATACTTTCCAAGCTTTGAGGCAACAGGTCAACAGGCATTCGAGCTTTCGACCCATGCTCCCGAGTATCTGCCAGATAATTACTGGACATCTACGGTGTCTACAGCGCATAATACAATATTCGCAGTAGCTGGAGAATCACCTGGGTCTGAGATATTCTGCTACAGGAACCAAACCGCAGGAGAGAAGGTAGTACAGAACGCTTTCTTTACCTTTACTACGAACTTTAGCGTACATTCAATGGCTGCAATAGGTGACTACTTATACGCCATCACGGAACAGCCTGATGCGATGGGTGTACCTATAACACAACTCCAGAAAATGTCCTTACTTCCGGATATAGGTAATGAACCGAGGTTGGACAATAAAGTGGGAGCATTACCTGCGAATATTCAATACGACTCTTCCACTAACAAAACAGAATTTGATGTACCTATATCGCTGAATAACTTAACACAGTTTGTATGTCAAGCGGGGCAGCTGAGTGGATCTATCATAGACGTAACTGTAGTACAGGGTGGGTCTAGTTCTACGAGTACTAGACTATCGGCTGATGGTAATTATACAAATATAGGATATGGAATAGCTGGTACTAAATACACAGCTGAGATTACTTTGTCTGATATCTTTGTTCGAGATGAGGTTAATAATATTATCCCAGGAACTTTAAACATACGTTACGGAATACTGAGGCATCATAAAACAGGTCCATACAGCGTAAGTGTTCAACGAAAAAACAGGACACCCAATGTCTATACCTTCACACATGAAGTGGTAGATTCTACTGAGTCTGTTACTGGCGATGATTTCTTCGAACTTGATGGCACATTTAAATTCCCTTTAATGGGTTTCTCGGATGACCTCGTTATCAAGATATCGTCGGATTATCCTAACCCAATGAATATAACAAACATAGAATTCTCAGGTAAATTTAAGAGAGTTCATCACTTTTTAACTAAATAGGAGACCATTAATGGCTTATGATAACAACTCTGATAAGGTAACCTTTATCAAAACAACAGGCAGTGCTGTTACTGGTAATGAGTATCAGGTAGATATCTCTTCATTACTGGATAGCACTACGCAAATCGGAACTTCGATAACGGATACTGACGAAATTATTGTAGTACGTAAGTTCGATGCATCTTCTATATCCCCAGCAATAACCGCAGACGAAGCATGGTCGTCCTGGATTCTAGCTACAGGTAATTCTAGTGGTAGTACAATGTATAGTTTGGCTGGTAGTACTATTACCTTCTCATCAGTCGCCGCTGACTATACATGGTCAGTAGCACAGAGTGGAAGAGCTGCTGCTATTATTCTTCCAGCACTTGCTGCGGCAGACGAGATATATATCCTCAGGAAAACCTATGCTTTAAGTAAACTTGTTACTTGGTCCACTGGATCAAAGATTACTAGTACTAATTTAAACTTCGCTGGTGATCAA